CTCGTTATGAGACAAAGTTATGACTAAAGAAAAACTAACTCGAAAAGAAAAAAGCGAGATTAATAAAAGAAAATGGCAAGAGAATATCTTAAAAGCCAGAGCATTAACTAAAGCAGAAAAGGAAGATGCTATTTCAACTATCAGAAACGATAAGGAAATGGAATGGAGGGAGAAGTTTATAGAGGCTATTAAGCTGGGCTTAAATATGGTTCAATGTGCAACTGCGGCTAGGGTAGGTTTAGATAAAGTTTATAAAGGTTTTGATGAAGATGAAGAATTTAATAAAAGCTACACACACGCGCGAGAAATAGCTGATTTAAACAAAGCTGAGTTTTTGGAAGAAATGCAGAATGAAGCACCAAGAGAAATATATGACGCACAAGGCAATAAAATTTACGATAAAACAGAGCTAGAGTGGAGGAAGGCAAAAGAAGCGACAACCAAATGGCTATTAGCAATTAGAAATCCTAAAAAGTACGGCAATACTGCAAGAGGTGAAGATAGAGACAATGGATCTAAGACTATATTTAACATAGCCGCCAGTATTACTGATGAAACATTATCAAAGTTGATTGATGTTACGCCAGCTGACAAAACTAAGACAATCGAGGAATTGATATGAGTAGCGCAAATATTTACTTGCTTAGCTTACAAAAGAACTCAGAAGCAATTCAACTAACTTTGAGTGATTTATGCGACACTAACGAATCATTACTTGAATGTGCTAATGATTATCTTGCCTCACAATTTAAGATTTTCCAAAAGATGTTTCCAAAGAAAGTGCCCCTAGATCGGCAGGTTGTATTTGCTAGAGGTCTTGCAAAAGATTCTGCTGTAGTTGGTATTATTGATCTAATCACTGAGCTTGATAAGAAAATGGGAGACTATGAAGATTTGGCAATAGTTAGCGAGAGTAGATGGATACAGAAACCAGAAATAAGATTATCTGGCAATCAATACATATTATATTTAAGATTTTTGTTAACTTAATATTAACAAACTAATGAATAACATGAAAAAACTATTCCTAATTACAATCCTAACGCTATCAATATTCAGCACCGCAAAGAACGCCAACGCCTCGTGCTTCTGCACTTGTGTTGATGGAAATTATAGAGCTGTTTGTGATAATAGTTGGGAATATAAGCCTTTTTGTCCTTATAAATATTGCCCATAGATATGAAACTAGAACAAGACAACGAACTATTCCAAATAACTCACAACAAGGAAAGTGATTGTTATGATCTTGTTCTCAAGAAAGCGAGCTATGACACAACAACAGATTTAGTTGGGATGATGAGCTATATTCACCAGTTGGGGGTTAGTATGCCTGATGTTAAGATTCGGATTGGTGCTTTGGTTGAGTCTAAGCCTAAAATAACTGTGCAATAATAACTATAATTTTACTTAATGATTAATATTGTAAAGAGGCTTCTATTCAAAAAGCGAGACAAAAAGATTGAGGAGTTCAAAAGGCTTCTTCAATCGCAAGAACTGAGGGCAACATTATCTCAGAATAACCTTGAGAAAGAACTTAAAGAGAATACTAATCTTAAAATAAAGTTAATAGAAGTTCACGGGAGCTATTCCACTTTAAAGGATATAGAATCATCCTTAAATAAAGAGCTAAATTTATGTAAAAAAGAGGGGCAAAAGTTAGAAAAAGACAATAAGGGGTTAGTAAAAATTAATGAAGGACTAAAAAAGGAGCTGAGGCCGCAATATAAAACATTAAAAAAGGCTCACAAAAAGGAGGTGGATAATTTAAACAAATCCATAAATGATTATAATGAGATGAACAAGAACCTTGAGGGTCTTGTGTCTCGCCTTATGGAAGACAAGGCTCAAGCGAAACAAGATAGGTCGCTATTAAATGATTACAAAAAAGATTTAAACAGAGCTTTGAAGGTTGAAACTCATTATCACGATATGGTGGAAGAAAACAGGATTTTCAAAAAGAAACTCAAAGACTTAGAAGAGTGAACATAACCCCATCGCCCCTCAAGCACTATACAACAATCCAACAATACCAAGACTTCGCTAAAAGATTACTAGACTTTAAGGATGAGGAGGAAAAGTTTAGGCTTAATCGCTTGTTATGCAGAACTGATTTGTTCTGGTTGTTGTGGCAAGGATGCGGCAAGCATTACATAGCTAAGCAATGGCTGCTTGATAGATGTAAAGAAGTTGAGGCTAAACCCAATGACTGTTTAGATTTATGGGCGAGGGAACACTTTAAAAGCACCATAGGAACTTACGGCAAATCAATTCAAGATATTCTAGCTAGCCACGGCGAAGATCCACTGCCAGAATGGGAAAGGGAAGTGTCAATCGGGATATTTTCAGTTACCAGACCAATCGCCAAGCAATTTTTAAGAGAAATCAAGCTAACATTAGAAACCAACGAGAATCTAAAAGCTCTGTTCCCTGACATTCTTTACGACAGACCAGACCGTGAAAGCTCCAAATGGTCGGAAGATGAGGGTATTGTTGTCAAAAGAAATCATATTGTGAAAGAGGCAACAGTTGAAGCTTGGGGATTGGTTGATGGTATGCCCAACTCAAAGCATTTCGTGGTTAGAAATTATGATGATATTGTAACAGATAAAAGCGTGACAACTCCTGAGATGATTACGAAGACAACCGCAGCACTAGGTCTATCTTCTAACTTAGGTTGTGAAGGTGGTGTTGCTAGATATTATGGCACTATCTATCACGCTAACGATTCTTATTCAACACTCCGTAAGAACAAATATATCACCACTAGAATTTATCCGTGCACGAAAGAAGGAACATGGCCAGGCACTCCTGTTTTGAAATCATTTGAACATCTCGCTAAGAAATACGCTGAGCAAGGGCCATATATTTTTGGTGCACAAATGCTGCTAGATCCTAAAGCTGACTCAATACAAGGCTTTGATGGTGAGTGGCTGAAATATTATGGAGGGTGGGATAAAAAGCGAATGGTCGGTAATATCTATATCATGTGTGATCCTGCCGGAGCTAAGAAAAAGACCTCAGATTATACAGTGTTTATGGTAGTAGCTGCTGTGTCTGATGGTAATTATTATGTTGTAGATATGGTGAGAGACAGGCTAAATCTTAAAGAGAGAACTGATACATTGTTTGCCTTGGTTCGTGAATATAGACCAATTTTAGTTGGTTATGAAAAGTATGGCAAAGATTCGGACATAGAACACATAGAGGAGAAAATGGAGCAGCTAAATTATCGCTTCAAGATTAAATCGTTAGGGGGGATAACTTCTAAGATTGACAGGATAGGACGATTGATACCAGACTTTATGAACTCTAAAATATATCTACCTTTTGAACTTTGGCGGGAAAACTACGAAGGAAAGCGGCAAGACTTAATAAAGATTTTTGTCAATGAGGAATATTCCTCATTCCCAACGCCTGAGCATGATGATATGCTTGATTGCTTGGCGAGAATTAAAGATGAGGATATGTATGTTGTTTTCCCTCAATATGAGGAAGAGGAAGACGATTATGAAGAAGAATTTGCCAGAAGATCCATAACCACAACTGGTTATTAAATTAATGGTTGACATTTAAAATAATAAACATACTTGTAATAGCCCACAGATAGATGGGGTTGCAAATGAAGAACTAACCGCACCATACCACATCTTGATTAAACTTAATTACATCAATGGTTAGTTCGACTCTTAAAGACAGCTTAACAATAGAAGAAATCCTGAAAGCCAACAATGTTGTTGAGCTTTTAAGCGAAAATACTATATCTACAATCTCCAAGCAAATACTAGACGACTACGATAAAGATAAAACTTCATGTGAGGGCAAGATTAGCCACATGAAAGACATTATTGACATGGCTAAGATGGTTGCTAAAGAAAAAAGCTACCCTTGGCAGGGTGCGTCTAATGTTATATATCCACTAATCGCAAATGCTGGTATTGAATATGGTGCAACTCTCTACCCCGAAATAATCAAAGACTCAACCGTTGTTAAAGCCAAAATTATTGGCAATGATGATGGCGAAGCGGTGCA